CTTGTATTGCTAAAGGATCCAGCATTGCTAAAGAAACCACCAGCATTTGTCATGACTACGTTTCCTGCATTGCTTAGATAACCACCAGCATTTGTGAGTGATACATTGCTTTGAAATACAGCGTTACTTGTATTGCTAAAAGCTCCAGCATTACTAAAGAAACCACCCGCATTTGTCATCACTAAGTTTCCAGCATTGCTAAAGAAACCACCAGCATTTGTCATCACTAAGTTTCCAGCATTGCTTAGATAGCCACCCGCATTTGTGAGTGATACATTGCTTTGAAATACAGCATTGCTTGTATTGCTGAAAGCTCCAGCATTGCTAAAAAATCCAGTGGTATTTGTCATGACTACATTTCCAGCATTGCTTAGATAACCACCAGTATTTGTTAGTGATACATTGCTTAAAAATACCGCGTTACTTGTATTGCTAAAGGATCCAGCATTGCTAAAGAAACCACCAGCATTTGTCATGACTACGTTTCCTGCATTGCTTAGATAACCACCCGCATTTGTGAGTGATACATTGCTCAAAAATACCGCGTTACTTGTATTGCTGAAAGCCCCTGAATTGCTAAAAAATCCAGTAGCATTTGTCATAACTAAATTTCCAGCATTACTTAGATAAGATCCAGCAGTTTGATGAATAACATTATTTAGAAACACAGCATTATTTACATTGCTAAAATATCCAGTATTGCTTAAGAAGCCAGTCGTATTTGTCATGACTAAGTTTCCAGCATTGCTTAGATAACCACCCGCATTTATGAGTGATACATTACTTTGAAATACAGCATTGCTTGTATTACTGAATGCTCCAGCATTGCTAAAGAAACCACCCGCATTTGTCATGACTACGTTTCCAGCATTGCTTAGATAACCAGTAGCATTTGTAAGTGATACATTGCTTTGAAACACAGCATTATTTACATTGCTAAAATATCCAGTATTGCTTAAGAAACCACTCGTATTTGTCATGACTACGTTTCCAGCATTGCTTAGATAACCACCAGCATTTGTGAGTGATACATTGCTTTGAAACACGGCATTGCTTGTGTTACTGAAAGTTCCAGCATTGCTAAAGAAACCACCAGCATTTGTCATGACTAAGTTTCCAGCATTGCTTAGATAACCACCCGCATTTGTGAGTGATACATTGCTTTGAAATACAGCATTGCGTGTATTGCTGAAAGTTCCAGCATTGCTAAAGAAGCCAGTAGCATTTGTCATCACTAAGTTTCCAGCATTGCTTAAGTAAGATCCAGCAGTTGTGAGTGACACATTGCTTAAAAATACAGCATTATTTACATTGCTAAAAACTCCACTATTGCTTAAATAAGGCCCTGTTAGTGAAACACCATCTGTAACACGAAAAGTTCCTGCTACATCTAAATTATATTGGGGTGTATTACAGTTCACGCCGATCGAACTGAATGTTCTATCGATTTGAAGAGTATCATTTAGAAGCATGGAAGAGGTATTTAAGAAGATCTGGTTTGTAGACCGAAGGAATGTGGGGATATTTTGAGGAAGAATATCCAGCATTTCCTGAGAATATGCAGGTGTCACGTTAGAACTGTAACCAATTCCATATCCAGTTCCTCCTGAACCAAAATTCGTTGTCGCACTCGGGATAGATGTCCAGTTAATACCATCTGAGCTATATGAGATAACACCACCACCTGTTCCCCCCTGTACACCAACAGCAATCCATAGTTTTCCATTCCAAGTAATATCATTTCCAATTCCCGTTGTTCCAAAAGTTGTTGCTCCACCAGCTATAGATGTCCAATTAATACCATCTGAACTATAACAAATAGACCCACCGCCAGTTCCACCTTGTCCTCCAACAGCAACCCAGAGTTTTCCATTCCAAGCAATTCCACGCCCTGTTCCTCCTGAACCAAAATTTGTCGTGGCACCAATTACAGATAACCAGTTAATACCATCTGGGCTGTAACAGATGGGTCCACCACCACCAGATGAACTTCCAACAGCAATCCAAAGTTTTCCATTCCAAGCAATTGCATTTCCAAATGCTGCTGGCGATCCAAATGCTGTTTGTGTTACACTTTTCCAGTTAACACCATCTAAGCTATAACAAATTGTACTGCCGCCATTAGAGCCACTAATTGTTCCAACAGCAACCCAGAGTTTTCCATTCCATGCAATACCATTTCCATATCCTCCAGCAGATCCAAAATTCGTTGTCGCACTCGGGATAGATGTCCAGTTAATACCATCGGGGCTATAACATATAACACCACCACCTGTTCCACCCTGTGCTCCAACAGCAACCCAGAGTTTTCCATTCCAAGCAATTCCGTAACCTATTCCTGTTGTTCCAAATGTTTGGCCTGTTATAGAGGATGACCAGTTAATACCATTAGAACTGTAATATAATGTTGCTCCACCTAGATAACTTCCAACGGCAATCCATAGTTTGCCATTCCAAGCAATTCCATACCCATTTCCTGCTCCAAAAAAAGAACCAGCAGATAACCAAGTTATTCCATCAGGACTATAACATATAGAGCCGGATCCAACACCAACCCATGTATTTTTCTGCGATGGTTGAATATTTACACTTACTAGCGTAGATAAATTAGCAATCCCATTTACATCTAAACTATAAAAGGGTGAATTACAGTTTACACCAAGAGAACTAATTAACATAGATGAGACATTTGCTTGACTTACTGTTGCTAGATTAACAAATAAAGATGAGATTTTAGAGGTGCTAGCAAGTAGTGTTGAGAAGATACCTACATTTACACCCAGCGATGAAATTACTCCTCTATTTACATCAATTGTAGAAAATGATGCTGTATTTGCGAAGAGTGTTGATGTAAATGTGGTACTTGCTAGAAGAGTTGAGAAAGTTCCTGTCATCGAAGTAATTGAAGAAATAACAGCTGTATTACCAGCAATTGTGTTAAAAAGAGATCCTCCTGTATTACATAAAGTTCCAGCATTAGTGAAATATCCACTAGGATTTGATAAATTGATATTTGTTCCTAAGGTAACACCAGCCGCATTGAAAGTTCCACTTACCGTAAGATTTCCACCTATAGTCCCATTACCTGAAACACTGAGTGTTGTTGTTAAAGAGGTCAGTGTACTTTGTAATGATAAACTTGATACATATCCAGATGTTCCTAATCCAGTAATTGTTGATCTAAATGCATAATCTAAACCAAGAGTGCTTACAAATCCCTCTGTACCAGCTCCTATGATTGTAGATGTAAGTTCGATCGGGTCAATAAAAGTATTTATGTAAGTTGTAAGACCGGTTGTTGTTGAGGCAAGTGACGAAGGAAGTATAGTACTGAGTAAATCTACCCATCTAGTTCCGCCTAGACCATCTGATAAGAGTGTTGCTGAAGTTGGAATGACCGTATTACTCGCTCCTCGAATATAAACTTCGCGAAGTGTAATATTATCTGAATCGATTGTTCTGCGCGAACTTGATGACATCTATTATCTATGATAGATTAAAAATATTTAAGAAAAGCGAGTTTTGAAGTGATGTGCGGATATGAAGTGTACTATTAATAGATATTGCGACTGGAACTGTTCTTCCACCAAAAACTTGAAAAGCAGTAGGTAAATAATGATAGATAATATAGTTTCCTAGAAAGTTAGTATTTCTTACTTGTGCAGAATCTAGAGTTAAGCGTATATATTTTGAATATGTATTTGAAGTGACCGCGTCATTATTTGAATTAAATTGGTTTATCATTAAGGTATCAGTATACGTGGTACCATCTAGCGGAGTTACAACAGAAGTATAACTTACTGGTTGATATGCAATGTAAGTAGAAATATATTGAGGATTATAATTTGCTGAATTTGCTAAACTGTTTGCCATTGGAAAAAGAATAACTGGATTATATTCAATGGTTACGCTTATTTTTTGTGATGTGAACGCATTGCTTAAGTTACTAAAGTTAAAAACAACTGTACTTAAAAGAACTCCATAGCCAGGAGGATTATAATTAGAGAACTGTATTCCATCTCCCCACAAACTCTTACGTGTACTGTCTCTATAAAGGAGGGAACTAACAAGATTTAGACGCGGGGTAAAACTAGAAAGAAATCCAATGCTCATTGTTGTTGACATCGATGAAAGACATCCTGCTGTAAGTGCTAGTGTAGATCCAATAATTGTGCTTGTTAACGCAAATGTTGAGAAATTCGTTGAATTTAAAAGACTGGTTAATGCGTAGATTGAACTATTTGTACTGGTTTGAACCATATAATAACTGCTAAGCGCAATAAGAGCACTTGAAATATTATAGCCTGTAATCGAACTGTAGATTGAAGAATAACCGACAATTGTGCTTGCTAAATTATTATAAATAAAGGTTGATAAAGTCGATTGATTTAGCGCATAAAAATAACTGGATAATGTGGAGATCTGAAAAGAGACTGTAGTTGATAAACTAGAATAAAGTGTTGAATAAGTAGATATATTTGACATAGCAAACGTGCTCAGATTGAGATATGTTGTTGAAATTTGATATGATGAGATCTGATTACCTATAATAGAAGAAAAGGATGAGATTGTATTATAAAAATCCTTCTTATATAAGAAAAGAGTAGATGCTTTTGTAAGTATAGTAGACTGTAACGTAAATACTTCCCCAGAAAGTGTATTATATCCTGCTGATGTAAATCCGTTAATTCCAATTGAGACAGTATTTGTAGGCGTAGGTGTAAGAGTTATATCACCTACACCTAAGAAGCTAAGTGTTGATAGCAAGGGTGTAATTGGAAATGAGGTTGGTGTAATCCCAGTTAAATTACTCGTAAAAGTAGAAGTGTTTGAAATTACATTAAAATATTTCATACCCGCATTGAAATAGATGACCTGGTGAGTTGTATCTGTTGAAATTTGTAAGCCTCCCAAACTAGAGAGTGTAAGAGTAGGAGTGAGTGTATTGCTTGTAAATGCTGTAAGTGAAGAAAGACCTGGTACAGCCACAGTTTGAAATGCTTTCGCATATAAATATGTGGCATTAGAACCGGGACCTACATCTGTAAATCCAATTCCGTTACCTGACAGAAAACTGAAATTTTGAGCAGTAGGAGTTGCAGAATACGAGTTCGAATCTATATTAATTTGTTGAAATGAAGGATATGTTCCTACTGTACTTACAAAAGACCAATAGGTTCCTCCCAGTCCATCGCTAAGAAGAACAGACGATGACGGGATAATTGAATTTTTATATCCTTTTATATTCACAGTACGTAATGTGATTAAATCTATATCAAGTGTTTTGCGACTTAAGGCCATCTAAGTCGTTCTTTGTTTTTTATTCTATTCACAGAACGCCTTGGTAAATGCCGTTATGAATATAGGCTGTAACAGCATTACTTAAATTCATACTATTACTCCATTGTACTGTAGTATATATATTAAGATCGCAATCTCGTGTGAAAGTATAGGGGACAACAACTCCTCCAAGTCTATTTGTCTGAGGATCATTTATGAATAAATCAACATTATTTAAATTTACAATACTTGAGTGAAAATGATGAATTATGTATGGATACCATCTATTATTTGGCGTATCAAAAGCTGAATTTAAAACAGTAAATGGATCTATCTCCACACGTATTGTTCGATTATACAATTCTTGATACATATATGTATTCGGTAAATTCATCACATTAAATGACATTATATCTGAATAAACAGAACCGCGCAATGAATTATAAGTATAATGCGATATAAATGTACAGACTGGGTATGTATTTTTCGAATAAAATGAAGAAAGTACATATGCACTCGTTAATGATGTACTAATACTGCTAATTGTTGTTAAACTTAGTGTCTTGAATGCGTAAGATGGTGTATATTCTATAAAAATACGCGACTGATAATCTATAAATGAAGAAATACTATCTAATTGCAGTTCGCAGGTTGATAAATTTATATCATGTTGATAACCGTTTGTTAAATTTACTCCAGTATTTACAGTATATGTGAGAGGTAATTTATAATCTTGACGTATACCCGTGCTTGATAGTAAACTAAATCTATTCTTCATGCTTATATGAAATGAACTCATTTGTTCTCCAGCCAATTGTAATGAATAGGTTGATACATTTTTTATTGTAGAATTCGTGGATAAAATAGCTCCGCCAATCAGTGTACTTAAATTCCAGTAAGTGATCGCATTTTGTTTTATAGTAGAATAAATAGGCATAATAAATGAACTCATTGTTGTAGACATGTCTTGTAAATCATAGATAAGATTTCTAACAGTACTTGTTTGATTATTCTGATAGAAAATTTTATTTCCAAATATTTGATTAATAGTTGTTGATGTGCCTTCTGTTAAGTTATAACCATAGGCTGTAGAAAATGATAGGACAGAGTTTTGAATATTTAAATTATATTTGGAAAAAACACTTGAAAAATTTACAAGTGTAGATAGCAATAGTGTAGAATTTGTCTGGGCATGAAGCGTTGAAAATGTTGATTCTAAACTGGGTTTAAAAATACTGGCAGCAGTTGATAACTGTGTTTTATATGTATATAAACTAGAAATCGTCGAAGTGACGACTGTAGATATAGTACTCAAGTTTGAAAAAAGAGCCGAATATCCTGTGCTTGTAAATGTACTAATTTGAATACCCATAAAATAGGTTGATGAGAATGTGCTTAGAAGAATATCACCTTGGCCAATAAATGTCATAGTGGAATTTTGATCATTAAGAGGAAGTCTTGTATTTTCTATAAGAAAGGTTGGGTGTCTAATTTCATAAGTAAGTTTATTTAATTGAGGGTTTGTTCTAAAAATTGTATTTCCTAAAGAAGAAAATATAACAGTAGAGAACGCAATTCTATCCTGACCTGAACTAATTGTTGAAAGACCAGGTACAGCAATCTCATTAAATGCATTCGCAATAAGCATTGTAGAATATAGACCAGTAGGTACAAATTGTATACCCTTTCCAGCATTAAAGCTTATAATGTTATAACTTGCGTCGGCTACATAGAGTTTTGAGGGTGTACATATACCCTTAAATGCGCTAATATATGCCATAGGACTACTCAATGTCGACCAGTATGTACCACCTACCCCATCGGAAGTAAGAGTTGTATACGCTGGCGCATTCACTGCCCGAATAGTTTTTAAAGTTATAGAATCATAATCTTGTATTGATCTTGAGCGCGAAGCCATCCTTTCTTAACGGTGAGACTTAAATTTAAGCAAGTCGCGACGTTACAATGAGTTATTTTGTACAGTTAGAAATACTGAATTTGTAGAGGCCATATAAAGCTGTATATTACTGTTAGCAAGTCCAGGTGTAATATTAGATGTTAACCCATTTACAAGTCGGTGCATAAGAACATAGTCATCTTTAGGTGCGGTCGGGTCTACAGCATTATTTTTATTTACAGCTGGAATATCAGTTCCACTAAATGACATGCGCATTGGTGTTTGAAATACATTTGATGATGAATAAGATGAAGCAGCAAAAAGTGAATTGTTTGTTGTTGTAAGAATATTTGTATTTTGATACGTTAAATATGTGCTTAATGTTAGTAATTGTGTTCTATTATAGTTAAGCGGATCAGCCATCGAGCAAAATACAAAATTGGGGAAAATATCAGCTGTGATTTTTGAAGCATTTGTAATATAATTGGTAAAACTACTTAATTGAAGATTTGCTGATGAGAAATACATATCTGTATTAAATGTTGAAGCTTGTGTTAGCCCATTTATACCTTTATATGTTATTGTTGAATTACGTATATTTGAAAAATTCAAACTACCATTCACGTTAGTTATAACTATATTTCCATTATTAATATTCAAAGCTCCTACATCACCTAATGATATATTCTGAAGAAGTTTTTTTACTGTGCTTTGAAGTGAAAGGGATGATATATATCCATAAGAACCAAGACCATCTAGAGTACTTATCTGAGAATTATTAAATGAAGTAACTGTACTTTGGAGTGAAAGAGATGATACATATCCATATGTACCAAGACCCCTAATACTACTCGTTAGCTGTGTTGAACTAATATATCTTAATGATCCTAAACCAGCAATTGTGCTATAAAGAGATAAAGATGAAGCATATCCTAGTGTACCAAGACCAGTATTTGTACTTGTTACATTTTGTAGATATAATCCCGATGCGAACGCTTGTAAACCACTTGTGCTCACATATCCATATGTTCCTAGACCATCAATTGTACTTGTAAGCTGTGTTGAACTCACGTATCCATTGTTTCCTAATCCATTTACTGAATTGGTTAAGGTTTGCAAGGATACCGGCGTATTATTCGCAATTACAGTATTTGATAAACTAAAAAATGCTGTACTAAGTGTACTAAGTGTTGATGGTAAATATCCTACACCCGCCCCAGTTAATTTAGAAAATGTAGACATATTTGTAAAAATATCCTGCCATTGAATACCTCCAATACCATCTGCTGAAAAAATATACTGAGAGGAAATGGGAAGATTTGTTGTTGGGTTTATAGCAAAAAGGCTCCGGAAGATGAGTAATCCATTATCAACTGAACCACAATTTGGCGCGAAGGGGTCCATACTATCGTATCATACAGATTTTGAAAGGGTCTAAACTCCGAATTTGATTACACAATGTAGTATGACAGGAGGCGGTGGTCTTTTACAACTAGTAGCACAAGGTAAACAAGATGTTTTCCTTACGGGAAATCCCCAAATAACATGGTTTAAAATGGTATATAGGCGTTATACAAATTTTGCTGTGGAATCACAGGCGATCTATTTTGATGGAAATGCTGACTTTGGAAAACGTATGAGCTGTCTTATCCCTCGTCGTGGAGATTTGCTGGGACCGATGGTTTTAGAAGTAACACTTCCACAGCTTTATCTTGCAGATGGTAATACACCTGTATCTTATTGTAATAGTATTGGACACGCATTAATACACGATATTAGTATAGAAATTGGCGAGCAGGAAATTGATAAACAGACTGGAGAATGGATGGAGATCTGGTCTCTTCTAACTACAACATCTGATAAAAAGAATGGATTTTATGATATGATTGGTAAGGCTGATGCGTATACATCACCTGATATAAATGGTCCTGTAAAGCTATACATTCCGCTCTATTTTTGGTTTAATCGTAATCCTGGGCTTTTTCTTCCACTCTTAGCACTGCAATATCACCCTGTTCGTATTAATATTAAACTGAGACCTTTACAAGAATTATTCGATTCGAATACTCCAACAAAATGTAATACAATACAGGTCAATCCTGCTTCAATAACAAATATGCAGATGTGGGGTGATTATGTCTACCTAGATATTGAAGAACGTAGGCGTTTTGTAGCCTCTACACACGAATATCTTATTGAACAAATTCAATATACTCCCGATGTTTCCATTCCATCTGGAAATACAACAATCAATGTACCGCTTGAATTTAATCATCCGTGTAAGGAACTTATATGGGTAATCAAGCGTGATATCATGGCGCAATATCACGAGTGGTTTAATTTCAGTAGCTTGGCCACAAATGAAGTTGGTCTGCGCAATGACCTTCTCTCTACGGCAGTGCTTCAGCTAGATGGACAAGATCGATTTGAAATGAGAGATGCTGGATACTTTCGTCTTGTTCAACCTTGGCAGCACCATACTGTAATTCCAAACGATGAATTTATTTATCTCTACAGTTTTGCGCTTCGCCCAGAGGATCAACAGCCGAGTGGTACAATGAATGCTTCTCGTATTAATAATATTATTTTGAGTTTGGGATTAACTGCCGATACACAACTAGAACCTAATCGTGGAAATGCTTCTGTTGTTGTCTATGCTACAAATTATAATATTCTGCGTGTAGTGAATGGTTTTGGTGGCGTTCTCTTTACGATTTAAGGATAGCTATCAAATAGGATGGTTGGCTTTGGAGACTTAGCAAGTCTTGCTAAAACAGCAGTAGCACCTGGAGGTATACAAGCTTTAAAAGATAAGGCTGTAAGTGCTGCTCAACAAAAAGCTAAAGATGCTATACTAGGTCCAGCTGAAAAAATACCCCTATGGCTTTATCGCTGTCTCGCAGCATTTCCGGTAACAGGTCTACTCGGACTAGATCATCTTGCTGTGGGTTCAACAGAGACAACATTTATAAAATTGCTTGTCAATCTACTTACATTCGGATCATGGTGGTTATATGACATAACATATAGTGTTAATGCTGATGCTGTTATTAATGATGGACTTAAAGTTCCATTTCTTGAAACTGTCTCAGTTAAAGCTGGCGCTATTGATTTAGACTCTGAACTTACACCGAAAACAAAACTATTTCTCTATGTACTTCTAACACTTATGTCAGCTCTTGTATGTGGTATATCTTATATTTTTAGTGAAAACTTTGTTGGAAATATTATTATGATGGTATCAGGTGGTGCTACTGTAGCAATTGCTGGATACACATTTATACAAATTAGAAGTTATATTATGAGCAAAATGTTAGCTTTAGTCCCAGGTGGTGCGCTTCTTTCTAAACTGCCATTCAAAATGGGCGGCGGCGGTGGTGACACAGCTCCAAAAGAACTCACACTAGATTTTTTTATGTTATCTCTACTCTTTTTAATCACTGTAGGCGGATTTGCGCTTTCTTCTCTTCGCTCAAAGTCTTCACTCTAAGAAAAATGAAGTTTCTTGAGTCTCATGAAGATTTTGAACGTATGATTGGTCGTATACCTGTTGATCTATCAGCAAATCCTTTACCCGGCTCTATAGTGCTCCTTTTTAGTGCTTCCTGGTGTGGACCGTGTCGTCGTATTAATGTTAATGAACTTGAAGAGGGAACAAAACATATTACAATCTTAAAAGTTGATGTCGATGTGAATAATTATACGGCTGGATTTTGTAATATACGCTCTATTCCTGCGCTTCTTGCCATTAAAGATAAAAAAATAATAGGTGAATTTAAATCATCCGATACGAAGAAAATTATTGAGTGGGTTAATGAATTATTTCCACCTAATAAATAAGGATGTCATGTGATATATTAATAGTCGGTTCTGGCCTAGCAGGCCTTTATTGTGCTCGAGAACTTCTCAAACACAATGCGCGACAGAAAATATTTATTTGTGAAAAATATAAGAAGCTCGGTGGGCGAACATTTACTTTTTATAAAGGAGATATTTCATGGGAAATGGGCGCTGGACGTATATCAAATAGTCATATAATGGTTTATAAACTTTTGAAAGAATACGGTCTTCATACAATTCCTATTGGAGAGGGACTGAAATATAGAGAAACTGGTCAGTCAGACTATGAAGATAATCATTTCGAACCATCAATCGATATTCTTCTTGGACCTCTTCGTATGCTTCCAGCCTCTATTCTAGGATCTAACACACTTCGCGAACTACTTATTGGCGTATATGGAGAAAAAGAAACGCAGATGTGGATGAACCGCTTTCCTTACCACGCAGAAATTGTATTAATGCGAGCTGATATGGCACTTCGTGAATTTTTTGAAGAAATGCATTCTCATAGCGGGTATAGTGTCTGTAAAGAGGGGCTGAGTGCTTTGGTTGATGCCATGGAGCTTGATATTAAGAAACGGGGTGGAATATTCTGGACGGATCATGAACTTATTACTATAAGAAGAGGTCATGCCATATTCATGAATAAAGAGAATAAGGTAGAAATTACTGCGAAGAAAATTGTATTAGCAGTCCCTGTAAATGCTTTACGTAAATTATCACTCTTCAAAGGGTGGAAACCTCTATCTTATGTTTGTGCATCACCTCTTTTACGTATTTATGCGCAATTTAAACAACCTACCGCATGGTTTCATGGTCTTCCGAGAATTGTTACAACATCTCCTATTCGTTATTTTATTCCTATAAATGAAAACTCTGGAACAGCCATGATCTCATATACAGATAATATTTTTGCTGAACATTATATGAAACTTGGAGATGGTCTCCAGAAAGAAGTTATGAAAGATCTGCGTGAACTTTTTCCAGAAAGAAAAATCCCAGACCCAGATGAATTCCAAGTATTTCAGTGGGAAGATGGTGTAAGTTACTGGATACCTGGTAAATATATTCCTGAAAAAATATCTATGGACGCCCTCAGTCCATTCCCAGATATTTATATCTGTGGTGAAAGTTTCAGCATGCGCCAGGGATGGATGGAAGGAGCTCTAGAACATACGGCTAAACTTTTAAAAATTTTAAAAAGTTATTTACTGTAGATAAATGCTATTATTTACAATGTTTGTTGATAATGAATATACTGCCAAAAAAATGGAAAAAGCTACTAAGAAATTGGGCTATCTTATGGTATGGCAATGGGTAAAAAAAGATAAAAAAGGAGAAAAACTTGTTATCGCATGTGATTTTCACAATGAGAATGTTACGACTAAAAAATAAGATACTACATAAAAGATAAGTAACTTAACATTTAATGATATTTCATATAGTTATATCTTCATTTCAACCATTATATCTTGCTTGTAATGATATTCGTAGAAACCAGTTTAAACAATATGGAATATCATATCTAATTTGTTTTAATGGGAAAAAACCAGATAATTATGTTTTAAAAGATGATGAGAGACTTCTTGAAGAAGATGGAATGAACCCCCATATGTTTATGAAATTTAAAAATGCTCTTAGAGAGATTTTTGATAAGGGAATGGAACCCGATTATATTATACGAACAAACTCAACAACATTTGTTAATTTTAAAAAACTAGCATGGGTACTTAGTTATCTTCCAAAAGAAAAATGCTGCGCTGGTCCATTAATGCATAAAAATGATAATCAAGTTTTTTGTAATGGAACTTGTATTATTTTATCAAGAGATGTTGCCTTACGACTTGCATATGATAATAATTCAATACATCCTGTTATAATGAATGAAAATGATGATTATGCTATTAGCATTATTGTTAGAAATTATTCTCAGTTGATCGACATTAACTATTTTTATTGGTGGGTTCCTACTATAACAAACAGTTTTACAATGGATAATCTTATAACTAAACAAAATCATGTGTTTCTTAGAATTCAAAATGAATTTGAAAGAGATACAGTTGACTTATTATTATGGACATTTTTTCATCACGCAATTGATGTAATGAATATTTTATAACATTACTATTATAGTATGAATAAACACGTAGTTATATCACTTGCGCATCTTTTTATAATCGTCCCCTTCTTCTTCTACGTTGCTTTTCAACGCGCCGCATGCCCCGATTGGCTTTATTGGGTAGTCTTCGGCGTCGGTCTAGTTGTTTTTTTGGTCCATACTGTAAAAGCTGCATATCGCTGGATCGCGGAATCATCTTATCTCTGGGTCAATCTATTTCATGTACTTTTAATAGCGCCCCTACTCATTTTTATCGGTTATTATGGAAAAAAGACCCCTAGATCCGCATATGAGCTTTTAGCTATGGCTGGTTTTGCCGCATTAGGCTACCATATCTATAATATCCTTCTTCAGGTTCAAATTGTTAATGCTGAGTAATATTAAGCCAATACATTACGAAGATGCCTAGAGAGAGTAATATCAGTTAGAGTAATACATTCAGCAACATGATACTGGAATGCTGTATTTGAATTAAATTTCTTATTACACTGTTTACAATCAAATGTAGTATCAGATGTATGAAGAATATTTAAAACCTGCTTAATACAATGCTTTCGCATAAAATGGATAATACGGTTCCCCTTTGTAAACGTTTTAAATGTACAGCCATCGACTGGACATTTAAGATGAGGAACTGCCTTTGCCTCCTCTGTCTCAGGATGCTTTGCCGCAATATGATCCTTTAGACGCTGACTAGAAAGACATCTGTAATCACAATGACTACAGGAGTGAGGAAGATTTCCTTCGCAAACACGCTTGTGCATACTCATTGTAGAAACCTTGTCGGCAGGCTTCGTAATTCCACAATGCGGACAGATAAGGTCACCATTCGCATTGTGATCATACTTAAACGTCATATATCTGTATTTGATCTTGGGGGATGCGTGCGTTCAATTTTATTGTTACATGTGAAACTTAAATCTCATCTATAAATAAGAATGTTTACGAGACGTAAACAAAGATCAGGATGTATAGGTAGAACTTGTAGAAACACATCCAAAAAAATTATGAATTTTTTTACACATAAATTTCCGAATTTTCAAGGACCTCTCAACGCACCCGCTCCTCCACAAGATCTTTCTTTTTATAAAAAAATGAGAACTTTCTTATATTCTACAAAAGGAAATCCTGAAAAAGTTCTTGAAGCATCTAAGAAAATAGAAAAGTTTCTTAGAATGACAGACTTAACTGAGGTTCCCCTTGTTAAAGATAGCTTAGAAAGGATACCTTTTTTAAATAGAGATCGTATTACAATAAAAGAAGCAAATGAACTCTATATACGAATGGATTTTCTTCTAGAACAAATTGTCAACGATTGGAATGATGATTATCCTTCACAATATTCTAAAGCATCTCATTGGAGTCGTGAAACACAAGAATTAGTTGAACAAGCAAGAATAATAGGTAGACCTGTAAAAAATTTAGTAAGTCTAAGAGCTACATCAAAAGCAGGACTTGAAGGTATTGTACCTGGAGGAGAAGGACCTATGAGTGAAGTTGCTGGATTTCTTACAGGAATTAAAGGAACATCTAGACACTGGAGAACTGGACAACAGCATACACATTCAATAGAAGCTAAAAATCAATTAAAACAAGTTAAAAATAAATATAATAGAATAAAGGAACAATTAACAATTGCCTAACAATTGCCTAACAATTGCCTAACAATTGCCTAACAATTGCGTAGCGTCGTGAAAGGCCTAAACTATATTTAATAAATTAATATTAAGAATGCCCATTACGATTGTAACGATGGCAATCGGTGCCGATTTTAAAAAAGGTCTGGAAAAGGCGCTAGCCTCTAAACGCAAGTATGCAGAGAAACATGGATATACGTATATAGAGGGTGGTGAGGCATTCTGGGATCGGACAAAACCTATACCTTGGAGCAAGATACCCTTTCTTTTAGATGTGTTCTCAAAGCTTCCAGAAGGTGCTCTTGTATGGCTTTCAGATGCTGATGTTCTTATTACAAATCCCGAGCTTACAGTTGAAGAACAGATGGGGACATTACTACCAGCCAATAAAGATATGCTTCTATGTATTGACGCATGTGCACATATCAATAGTGGAAATATTCTTATGCGCAATACAACATGGGTACGCGATTATTGGCGGCGAGTTGGAGAACAGACTGAGCTAACCTATCATATCTGGTGGGAAAATGCCGCAATGATCAAACTTCTAGAAACAGTCCCCGATGATTTAGCACATACGGAAATTACAAATAAACACAAGCGATTTAATGCATATTTACGTGGTGTTCCTGGTGAACCCCTTTGGGAACCTGGCGATTTTCTTGTCCATTTTGCTGGTGTCTACGATCCAAAACATATGACTGCGCTGATTTCTGAGATTGAGGCAGGCCGAGTTCCTAGACTTACTATGTAATATAGTATGTAATATAGTATGTAATATAGCCGATAAATCTTTACTTTAAGCGTTCTTAAATAAAAGATCTAACGCTATAAATATAAGATGCCTGGCAATGTAACTCGCAAGAATCGTAAGCAGGAGAGTGGAAAGATGCTAACAGTCGGCAGCGCTGCGCAGGTTTACCACGGCACTGCCAAGCACACGTCCGGTGGTCTGAAGAAGGGTGACCTCATGAAGACCAAGAAGGGTCGCGTTGTAAGCAAGAAGAAGCACGCAGCGGGCTTGAAGGCGATCAAGCGTCTGCGTAAGCTAGGCTATGTTGCGAAGAAGGGTACGTTCAAGCTCTTCAAGAAGGCGTAAATGGCGTTAAATTTGAATAGATTAATATCATTGACCAACACCACTCTAAACATATGGAATGGTGTCGACCAAAAACTCAAGACATTACTGCAATCATTTATGCCACTCTCTTTGCTGTTTTCTCCGCAGGAGAGATATTAGCAGTTAAAAGTTTAAATTATAACTCGGTCCCTCTGCAGTTACCAACGTATATTGCTTTGTTGAGTAATCAAGCATGGCTCTTCTTGATACCTGTCTATTGGATGCAACGTAAAGAACGTCAGGCGTTAAAAGAGCAGTACTGGCTGCAATATGTATGTCTAGGATGTCTCACTTTTACAATCACTATTCCAAGAAATATAAGTTTAAATTCTCTTCCAGGAAGCGTATTCTCCCTTTTGATTAGCACAAGTATTCTATTTAATATTGTGCTAAGCAAACTTATTCTTCGGAAGGTCTTTACATATTGGCATATCGCCGCAGCAGTCTTCTGCCTAGCCTCTGCATGTAGTATTGGATTTATTAACCTGTTTACCACACAAGAAGGTAATACTGTTGGATTTACAACAGGGCTCGTAGCTGCATTCTTTGTTGCAGTTATGAACGTG